TGACTTTGGATTAACACCAGCAGCTGTATTTGCCCAGAGAACTCCGAAGGGTGTATGGAATGTTTTACATGAGCTTGTAACTTTTGATATGGGATTAGAACGATTTTGTACTTTACTTAAAGAGGATATTAATAGATTTTTTCCAAAACATGAATTATCAATCTGGGGTGATCCAGCTGGTATGCAGAGAGATCAAATATTTGAGAATACTAGTTTTGATCATTTAAAAAATGTACATGGACTCTTTGCCAAACCTACTGCGACAAATGATTTTAGAACCAGACGAGAAGCATTAGCAATGCCGATGTCTAGGCTCATAGATAACAAGCCAGGATTTAGGGTGGATAGAAAATGTGTAAGATTAAGAAAATCGTTAAGCGGTGGTTATCATTTTAAACGAGTAGCTATTGGAGCTGGTCAGGAACGATTTAGAGATACACCGAATAAAAACGAACATTCGCATATCGGTGATGCTGCTGGATATTGTTTACTTGGAGGCGGAGAACATAGGCGAATGACAAAAGGTAACCGACAACAATTAAAACCGCTTGTTGCTAAAATAGATTTTGATCCGTTAAAATGATGTATTTGTTTGTTGAATTTATTGCTACATTTACAGCTATAGCCTCTATCTATTTGTATGGTAATGGTTGGAAATATTCTGGATACTTTGGTTTATTCTCACAATTTTGGTGGGTGTTATTTACTTACATCAATGACCATAAGACCTTATACTTTCTTTGCATCTGTATGATTATTACTCATATTCGCAACATTAGGAAAATGAATAAATGAGAATTGATTATGATGATTTAAATATTATTTTTGGATTAGATGGAATTAATAATAGAGTTGTACCTTTTCATTATACACATTTAAAAATTATGGATATTAGAAAAGCTGATAATGATTTAATCAACAGTTTTATAGATTATGATGACCGCATCAAAACATATCCTGTAGAGGGATTATCTTTTTCTGGAATAAGTCACCGAGATATTGTTTGTTGTTTTGGAGTTATACCTTTATGGGAAGGAGTATACGAGGCATGGTTAGTGCCTTGCTCAAACTTAATTAAGAATAAATTTGTATTTCATAAATCAAGTTTAAAGTTTTTTGAGTATGTTGCTGAGAAATTAAATATACATAGATTACAGATAAATGTTAATAGTCAAAATTGCCTAGCATACAAGTGGGCAAAAAAGTGCTACTTTATTCAGGAAGGATTACTACGAGAGTATGGTCCAGACAAATCTGACTTTTATATTATGAGTCGTTTGTTTAAAAAAAAAGAAAAGGAGTAAATATGGGTGGAATATTTTCAGCACCAAAAGCACCAGCTCCTCCACCTGGTCCTAGCCAAGCCGAGCTTGATGCTATTGCTAGACGAGAGAAGTTAGCTGAAGAACAAAAGGCGAGAGAGTCAAGAGAGATTGCTGCTCGTAAACGAGTAAAAAGAGGATCACAAGGTTTGATGACCGCTTTCATTGGAAGAGAAACAAATGATGATTCTCAAAGCACATTAGGTCCAAGTCGGAATCCGAGGTCTTAATGAAAAAATATATTAGAAATCCAAAAAAAAGGAGAGAAGAAGATGCCCCAAGTAATGTACAAAACTAAAGATGGGATGAAAACTAAGTCATTTAGTTATAATAAATCAGGATTAGAACAGGCTAAAGCCTTTGCTAAAATGACAGGCGGTAAAATGAAAATGTCTGTAAACGAATCTAAAATGAAATTTGCTAAAAAAGGTAAAGCATAATGGGTTATGGTCTAGGTCAAAAAAGATTGCAAGATAGAGTTACTGAGTTAGAGAAAAATCAGAAACCTAAAGCAACACCAAAGCCTAAAGCTGAACCAGCACCAGCAACACCAGGTAGACAAAGAACAGTTACAGCGAAAAAAGATACTCGATCAAGAAGAAACTTGATGAGAGGTAGCGCTATGAGAGAACCTGTAATAAGTTCAGCTTACGATGAATAGGTATGAGAAAAGAACATAAAAATCCCAGAGGTGGTCTTACCAAAAAAGGCAGAGAATTTTTTAAAAGAAAAGAAGGATCAAATCTAAAACCTCCTGTAAAAACAGGAACTAATCCTAGACGAGTAAGTTTTGCTGCTCGGTTTGCTGGAATGAAAGGACCTATGAAGAACCCTGATGGCACTCCGACTAGAAAAGCATTAGCTCTTAGAGCTTGGGGATTTAGAAGTGTAGAGTCAGCTCGTAACTTTGCTAACAGAAATAAGAGGACATAATGGCAAAACTTAGACCACAACAATTAAAAAAAAAATACGAACAAACAAATAGTCATAAAGATAATTGGCGATCTATTTACGAAGATGCTTATCGCTATGCTTTACCTATGAGAAATCTTTATGATGGGTATTATGAATCTGATACTCCAGGACAAGATAAAATGGCAAGGGTATTTGATTCAACAGCCATAGACTCCACACAAAAATTTGCTAATAAAATGCAATCAGGATTGTTTCCTCCAGCAACGCAATGGTGTCGTTTAGTTCCTGGTTCTGAAATACCAGAAGAAAGACAGATAGAAACACAGCAAGTATTAGATAGTTATCAAAACAAAATGTTTGATGTTATGCGACAATCTAATTTTGATCAGGCTATGGGAGAATTCTTATTAGAATTAAGCATAGGAACGGCTGTGATGCTCTGCCAGCCTGGAGATGAAATAACACCCATACGATATACTGCTGTACCGACCTTCTTAGTTACCTTTGAGGAAGGACCATTCGGAACAGTAGATAAAGTGTACAGACAAATGCGAAAGCCTTTTGGTGTTCTTGATCAAGAGTTTCCAGATATAAATATTCCGCAAGATATGAAAAATAGTTTTCAAGGAAGAGAAAACGAAACAGTAAAATTAATTGAAGGTACATATTACGATAAAGAAACAGGAGATTATCATTATCAGATTATTGACCATAGCGGAAAGAATGAGTTAGTTTATAGACGATTAAAATCTTTTCCTTGGATTATTGCTCGTTATATGAAAGCGGCTAACGAAAGATATGGTAGAGGACCTGTATTAACTGCTTTACCAGATATAAAAACACTAAACAGAGTTTTAGAATTAACTCTTAAAAATGCTTCATTAACCATTGCAGGAGTCTATACTGCCGTTGATTCTGGTGTAATAAATCCAGGTTCTATAAATCTTGTTCCTGGTGCAATCATTCCTGTTAACTCTAATGGTGGTCCGAGAGGAGCTGACTTACAACCATTACCGAGAAGCGGTGATCCACAGTTATCACAAATTGTTGCAAATGATTTAAGAATGAACATTAAGAAAATTATGTTGGATGAGTCATTGCCACCTGACAATATGTCTGCGAGAACAGCCTTAGAAGTATCACAAAGAATGAAAGAACTTTCACAGAACCTTGGCGCAGCTTATGGTCGGTTGATAAATGAAACAATGTATCCTGTTGTAAGAAGAACATTAGAGGTTATGGATTCTTTAGGTATTATTCAGTTACCATTGAAAGTAAATGGTCTACAAGTTAAGATACAACCAATAGGTGAAATTGCTATGGCAACTAATATGGCGAAAGTAAATCAAGCTATGCAGTACGCACAAATAGCTAGTCAGTTAGGACCGACAGGTCAGATGACAATTAAACTTGAAGCTCTTGCTGATTTTGTTGCTGATTCTATGGGTATTCCAGCAGCATTGAGAACGACTATGGAAGAGAGAATGCAGATGCAACAGGTCATGGCAGAACAAGCTCAGATGATGGCTCAACAACAACAAGCACAGCAACCTCAACAACCACCACCGCAAGAGGAACAATAATGAATTTTAACTATAACGGATATGATACAAAGCTCTGGAGGGCAAAAAAAAATGAAAGCAACAAATCAAGAAACACAAAACATAAATAGTCCTGGTTGGGAAGGTCTAGATGCAACACCTAATCCTAATCAAACTATTGAACCAACAGAATTAGATAAACTATATCAACGAGTTTTTTCATCTAACGATGGGAAAAAATTACTGATACATCTCAAAAAAACATATCTGGATGCACCGACTTGGACTCCTGGATATGATTCAAGTTTTGGATATTTTAGAGATGGTCAGAACACTATAATAAGAGAAATATTAATTAAAATGAAGAGGGCAACTTATGAACGAAAATGAAAATACTGAACAAGAAAATCAACAGGTAGAACAACCTGTAGAAGATAAAGGATTAATGGCACAGCCACATGAAGATACTAAAGAAGTGTCTGATGATGGTATGTCAACAGGAAAACAAGAAGAAGTTTTGGATGGTGAGGATTTAGAAAACCTTGAGTTTACTAAACCAGATACTTTTCCAGAAAAGTTTTGGGATGAAAAAGATGGACCTGATGTAGAGGGTTTAGCTAAAGCCTATGGCGAACTAGAGAAAAAATTTCATAATGGTGATTTTAAAGCACCAAAAGAATATTCTCTAGATAAATCAAAAGAATTGGGGTTTGATGATGGCGATCCTGTACTAGATACATTTAAGGATTGGGCGAAACAAAATAACATTTCGCAAACTGCTTTTGATGAAATTGTTACAAAGATCGGTGATATGGGTGTGGAGCAACAAGAACAAGAAACAATTCATATACAAGAAGAAAAAGAAAAACTTGGTGAGAATGCAGACAACATTGTAAGCTCTAACATTAAATGGGGTAGGGGTTTAGTTTCTAAAGGTGTTTTATCTGAGCAAGATTATAGTGAACTTGAGGTATGGGGTGGCACAGCCTCTGGTCAACGATTGTTAAATAAATTTAGAGGATTGATGGGTGAGCGAGAAATACCTACTGTCAATGTTTCTGATGGTGGTTTGGCTAAAGATGAGGTTCTATCTAGAGTTGCTGATCCTCGTTATAGAGATGATGTTGCGTTTAGAAAACAAGTTGAGAGAGATTTGGAAGAATTAGAGAGAGTTGGAAAGCTATAAAATAAATTTGAATTTTTCTTAAAAAAGAGTTATAAATATAATATTAACTCACAACCCTATTCAGGGCGAGTTTGGCTGCTCAGAAATGAGTCGTTGCAAGAGCGGAATCTTGTAGCCAAGGCTGAATTTTTTTCAATAACCGATAGGCGAATTTTTATATTAACTTTAACAAGGAGTACAAATGAGTACAGGATTATCAACTGCATTTATTACTTTGTTTGAGGCTGAAGTAAAACAGGCTTATCAAGGTGATGCAGTATTAAGAGATAGTGTAAGGAT